CCGCAGTCTTCATGAAATACGCCTCTAGTTGCATGAAACTGGCATCCCTCGCTCAGCCCCCGCGCAGAGATGGCCTCAAAGTGATCTGCATTGTCGGAGCGACTGGCATCGGCAAATCATACGCTACGCACGAGTGCTATCCGAACCTTTATATGCCATTCTACGGGAACTCTGGGCTTTGGTGGGACGGTTACACAGGCCAAGAAGTCGTGCTTCTCGAGGAATTCCGCGGTCAAGTTCCACTCCAAAAGATGCTCCAAATTCTCGACCCATACCCTCTCCGCCTCGAGATTAAAGGTGGCTCAGTACCCGCAAGGCACAAACTGGTCATCATCACCTCAAACACCCACCCGTCTGAGTGGTATCCGGATAATCCTCAGAAGCCAGGAGCCACAAGGGAGCCAGAGCGCAAAGCACTCAACCGTCGTCTGGGCGTAGGCACAACTCGCTACATAGAGGCGGATACTCGCATAGAGCTCCAAACCAAACTGGCCATCGCACTGAGGCTTGATGGCGTCGTACCTCCTGTTCCCCAGCCGTGGCTCCCAGCCCCTCTAATGCAAGCAGCTCCCGCTGGCGCGGTAGCCGCTCCCGCTGGCGCGGTAGCCGCTAGCCCACCCATCACCTCTGTTCCAAACATAGCGCTTGCCAAGAGTACCCAGTCGGAACACTCAGAGTGCTGTACGGGGCTGCTCCTTAAGAACGGGGAGTACATCATCTGCACTCACCATGATCACTCACTGGACGACGAACAAGTCCCAACTCGCCCTAACTCCCCAATGATAGTCAGCAGCGACGATGAAGCACCTCCCCTGAAGCGTTCTTCCAACCACATTTGAAATATATAAACAATAACATCTTCCTTGTGTTCTTTCTTTTTCACTTGTCCTGATACCTAATGCGACAGTCGAACGCAGCAGCTCCGGCAGTAGCACCAGCCACATTAGAGCCAATAGTCACAAGATAGACAGACCCAGTAGTTATATCAGCAACAGTAGCAGCATCGCCGGAGTTGAAAGTAACGGGGTGACGCAGACGCCTATAGAAGTTGACCTGCTTATATTCCCCAGCCTGTCCAGAGTTCTCAAGAACAAGGCGCCTATCCATAAGGATCTTGAAACGACGGCGATTCTCCAGGTTCCTAGGTGAAATAGTGTTAAATACATCAAGTACCTGTGCTCCAGTCAGAGCAGCCGCATTGGTCTGACGATCATAAACCAAGAGAAGGCGACCTTGCTGTGCTTTGCCAGTCGTAATTGTAGGGGAAACACGAGCATGAAATTCGATGCTACGCATAACAACCTCCCTTCCATTACGCTCGCCTATCTCGTCACCACGTGCAATGCCATTGAGCAGATTAACTGCACCAGTGGTATCAATAACCGACGAGCCAGCCGCGTCGACCGCCTTGAACTCGCCTTCATTAAGCTGAAGGCCACGACTAGCCAGATTAACCGCCCCAGCCCTCCTAAGGGTAGCCGCAGCAAAACGTGCAGCTGAAGCCTCAGCCTTACTCTCACTTTTCCTACCAAAGCCAAGAGATCTCACACTCGTACGCTTCTTTCTAAATGGCATTCTTTCTTTCTTTCTTTTATTTTATTTCAAATAGGAAAGTAGAATTCTCTACATTATTTATGTGAGCTTTTTTCGTATGAATCATTCCTACGAAACACGTCAGAAATCTATTTTTAGATTTCCTCCAATTGATCAACACGTCAGAAATCTATTTTTAGATTTCCTCCAATAGATCAACACGTCAGAAATCTATTTTTAGATTTCCTCCAATTGATCTCCAATTTGGTACGAGGTGGTACGAGGTTCCTGGTAATACTGTACAGGAACCTCCTCGAGCTATTAATAGATCAATAAGGGGAGGGTCCCACCTCAAATGTCGTAGAGGTGGTCACCCCCCCCCTCACCCCCCCTCACCCCACCCCCCTCTTTTATTAATATCAGTTAGTTGGGCGGAGCTCCCACGTATCGGGATGCGTTGCTGGATAAGTTCTTATTGTATCTATAAATAGTTATCGCATTTCTCCAATTGGGTCTATAAGACCCTATGCATTATTATTTACATATATAATGCTATCACACCAAACAACACACATACACAATTATCTATCCGTAATATCAAATTATTATTTTATGTTCACTTATCAAAGTACCTAAGACGTACGTACAAATCAAAGGAAGCAGAATTGGCTGCGCCACTTCCAAATGAAACCAAATACAAGGATCCTGTCGTAATGTCTGCTACTGTCCCAGCATCACCCGAGTTATATTCCACAGGCAGATTCAAATCAACCTTCCAATCTATCAGAGAATAAGCTTCAAAAGTACCAGTTACACCGATATTGACACGCCAATCCTTCAAAACAACGAACCTACGGCGGTTCTCTCTCAATGTATACTGAAACATCGTGTTTATGTGCGTAGGAGGAGCGTCTCCAATAAGCTGTGCCAAAGTAAGCGCTGCGCCATTACACTGTCTGTCATACACGAGAAGAATACGCCCAAGAGTGCGTGCAGGAGATGCAATACGGTTGAGTGCATAGCCCTGTATCCCAACATCCTTCATGTAAATCTCACGTGCATTGCGCTGGCCGTCATCATCTCCTCTAGCAATCCCGTTAAGGAGGGTCGTTTGAACAGTTACCGTAAGATAATCTGTCCCAGTCAAGTGAATGTCTTTTACTTTATAATCCCCCTCCAACAACCCCCCACGATGTGCGGGATTCAACTTCCTCTTACGCTCATTAGGAAAGCCGTCCATTTCTCTATTTTTGTTTTTATTTATGAATTTCTATTTTTATCAAAATATTTATGTCCAAGTTTTTCATACGAACCATTCCTACGAAACACGTCAGAGAGCTATTAATAGCTCTCTTCAAATGCAGATATTTTACAACTAATATCCACATTTGCGTGATTAACTATCCAATTGCATACTGCACCTCAGTGTACCTGAGTGTACCTTTATGACGTATAAATGACGTCATCTTTTTCAATATATTCTATTTATAAGAGTTCGTCCAGTCATAGTTTTCCTTTTTCCTTTTAAAAAAGAAACTAATATGAGTGAAGCGAAGGCAACAAGTCAAGCAAAGTGTTGGTGCATAACGACGAACAACCCTGGCGCAGGCGAGCGCGTGCTCTTCCCCGACGGCCTCCCAGAAGACGTGCGTTACCTAGTGTATCAAATCGAGAAAGGCGAAGAAGGCACCGAGCACGTCCAGGGATACATCCAGTTCACGAAGAATAAACGCATGGCGGCTATTAAGAAGATCACCTTCAACAACACCGAGGGGACTGCGGTGCTCCCGTTCGCACGGTCCCACCTAGCGGTCGCCAAAGGCTCCCCAGAACAGAACAAGGCGTACTGCACCAAAGCCGAAGGTCGTATCGCAGGACCATGGGAACTAGGTACCTCAATCACTTCAGGACAGAGAGTCGACCTCGATGCGGCATACAAGATAGTCCTCGAGACCGGAGATATATCCAAGGTGGAGCCCGCAGTCTTCATGAAATACGCCTCTAGTTGCATGAAACTGGCATCCCTCGCTCAGCCCCCGCGCAGAGATGGCCTCAAAGTGATCTGCATTGTCGGAGCGACTGGCATCGGCAAATCATA